GCCAAGACCAGCCGTTGCCCCAAGAGATCGTCTCACCCTTGTCTGCCATGAATACCTGCTGATCCTTGCCGACGCCTTGTTGGTTGCCACGGAATGTCCACCATGTTCCTTGTTTTGGAATGTTCATACCCAAAGCTCCTTGGGATACAGAGCCAGACCTTTCATCAAAACCTTTTCGGCTTCGGCAACAGACTCCTCTTTGATCTGGGGAAAGAGAACGTGAAGCAATTCGTGTAGGAGTGTGCCTACCGCATCATCGTTGGGGGTAACAAAGATTTTGTTGTTGTGATAGAGGCAAAGACCCAGATCTCCCTCGTTGACGCTCTCGTCATCCCTCTTGGTTGGCGGTCTAAAATAAATCGTCCAACGCTTGCCGTGGATTGTGATCGTCCGAGGCTTGATTTGCATGGAGTTGAAAGGTAGGTAAAACCCCAAACAATGCAAGAATTTTTTTAGGGGCTAGCGTAAATCGCTCCTCACCACTTCGTTCTATTAGCGTGATACGCTGCAGACAAAGGGCCGCGAGCAATATTCTTTGCGTGCCTTGCACGAAATGACTCTCTGCGCTTGCGGTCTGCTTCTGACTCGCCTTCGCGCTTCGGACTTCCGCTAACGCCCCTTTGACCGAATCGGATCAACTTATACTTTCCATTATCAGCACCCATTACGATGTGTGACTTATCGGAACTATCTCGCAACTGCTTGGGCTGGTTTACGCCTTTAAGCCCATGCTTCTTCATTAGGTTTTTAACTCGTTCTGGAACCGCCATAACTCAAAGCCTCCTTGATAATTTGTTTCACGTGATTGATCTGCCTCGCCTTCAGACATTGTTTCAAAACTTCCAGCAGTCGTTTGTTTTCTTTCTGTAGGTGATTGATGATATCTTCCGGCGATTTGTCCTGCATATTAGTTAATCATTTTCTGGAAAGCGTAAAGCGTGGCAATCGAAGATGCGGAGATCAGCATCCAATAGACAATCAGTTTGTATTGGTTGAGGTTCATTTCAAAAAACTTTGAGCGAATTGAAGAGCCTTGTCCCAGCGGTTGACCAGCCCTTTCCAGAACTTCTTTCTAGCTCCGACCGGAGGAGCGATCCTTATCTCGTATTGCTCTCTTGCATTTCGCAGAGAGTTTAATAGTTCGCCGGGATTTGCTAGAGCCTTCTGCAATGCAGATTTTGTCTTGGGTCCGAATCGTCCGTCATCAGCGACACCTAGCGCAAGTTGGAGGATACGCAATGCACCGCTCGGTCCTCGATTGAATACGCAGTCCCGCAAGAAAGCCTCGACCGCTGGATTGGTTGTCCACTTGTTAACAATATCGGTATACTCCGCTAGGTAATTGCGGATATAAGCTTCGGCCTCGTTGAATTTCTTGGAGGTGACAAGCGAGCGGAGATACTGTGCAGCGACAGGGTGGAATCGGTCGTTAATCCCAGCTACTTCGTATGATCCACCCCCGTCTGCTAGGGGCAGGGGATAGACGCGAAGCCTACCGCTGCGATCCCTCCGAGCTTCCACGGATACAATAAAGTCAGCGATGAGTAACCGATGCTTGCTCATCAGAAGTCAGCCTCACCCTTTATCTCACCCTTCAAAGGAAGGATTGAAATACTTACGATCAGCGAATCCAGCAAGCGGACAAGGAACGGGCGCTCGTCAACGATCTTACAAACCTCAATCGGGTTTTCATACCAAACGTGAGCGGGATACGCTATTTCCGAATAGCAAATGTCAACGCTGAATAAGAGAACAAGCAAGCCTAGCAGTTTCTTTCGCGCAGGCTTGGCTCTACGCACTTCTGCGTTCGGGTTATACTTGCCCCCCGGCTTTGTCATCCGAAGCGTTTTACGGGCCTTTACGCGCCCGTAAATAGCTAGTGCCGCACCGAGTGTTTCCATCGCCAAGGCAACGATGTCGGTAAGGTCTTCGTTGACGATATCAATCTTCAGCCACTTTAGCACTTGTGCAAGAATCATAACGACGATCCCGATGATCGTCCTGCTCTGCCACCATGCTTTTACTTCGTCGCTCATCTATTCTTGATCTTCGTGACAGCCAATTCAATTGCGAGGTTGATCGTGGAGTTAGCTGCCTCGATACCACGCTCTTTGGCAAGAGTGTTGATGCGCTGGAAGGCTGCGTTGCGCTTCTCTTCGTTCGTTTTATTGGAAACAAGCAGAGAGGCAACGATCTCCATTGCGATTGGAAGAATGTCTGCAAGCAGCTTGGAAGTCTGATCGCGGAGGATAGGCAAAATGAACTCTAACACGGAACGGGATGTTCCGGTTAGATACGACAATGCTTTAACGACGATACTTTTCATATTTCTTTTTCTCCATTCTGCGTTTCTCCAACATAAGGAAGATGGATACGATGGCGGCAATAGTTCCAAAGGCCAAAGAACTTACACGAAGCCAAGCCTCGATATGCGGTAGAAGACTGATGATAACGGCGATCATGCTGGTGGCTGATCCCAATAGACCGTGTTGTGGAGTTGTATGTTGAATTTCAAAGTTCATGGCAAGTATATGGCTGGATAAAATTGTTAATTGTTATGTATAAGTCGCGGTATATCTATCATCCCACGCAACATTCGTTGCAGTCGTAGTAGATGTAATATTGCCGTCCGAATCAATGATATTCCGATAGATCGTCCAAACATTCGCGGACTCTGCTGAACCCTCTGGAGCCAGTCCGATATATGATGTATCTGTAACGAAATCGGAACGAACTTCTTCTGAAAGCTTGATCGTTCCATTTGCATCAGGAATAACAAGTGTGCGAGTAGTAGCGGCGGATACACCGGATACATCCAACTTCATCTGCCGCGAGGAATCAGATATGTTGTAGATCGCAAAGTTCGCATCCGAGAATACGTCTGGCAAGATGCCTGCGTAAGTCCAGTCTGCGAGAACACCGTTGTTCGCCGTGCGGATATATACTCCTGCTGGATGACGTCCTATCAGCCATACTCCAGATGGTTCACGAACTAGATAAGCTGAATCAATAGGAGGCGTTCCTAGCGTAATAGGAAGATCGTTGTAGGTTGCAACCTCTCCGTCAATGTATTGAGGACCGATACCTACGCTTTTCCAAATGAGATCAAAATCATTGTCGGAATTCTTTGTTAGAACCTGATCCGTTGTTCCGCCCGGAGGAACTTTAGCTCCGGATACAGCGGACTCGTAGGTATTCTGGACTAGCTTGTAGAGAAGGTTCCACCGCCCGTCGCCTTTCGTAGGCATATTGGGTCCGGTATTGACAGCGATCTTTGCTATCAAGTTGTTCTCGGAGTCTCCAAACTGCGGCGTAAGTGGCATACAGACAATCTACAAAGCATTTATTGTTGAACAAGTAAATTCACTCTACGAAGACAGCGTGGTTGAGCGTGGCATCCGTGAGCGTCCAGCGCATCCAAGCTTTAGCAATATCGTTCGGATCATTGAAGTAGGCTCGTATATTTACGGACTTCCAGTAAGAATCCCAAACCCACAGCCTATTCTGCCCCGTAGGATACATATACACGCAAACGGCATGACCCCACCTGTCGGTATAAATGCCAAGCACTTTCGCCTGTATCCCGCTTTGCTTCAGCCCTTGCGTCATTACAATCGCTTCGGGAAGACAGGCGTTCTTATACCGCCCAACCCAAGGAGGCGTATCCGCTGGAGGATTGGAAGCGCATCCCGCTAGAAGGAAAGCCAGCAGCAGGATGAAGGCGCGCATTAGCTCAACGCTGCGGCAAGCTGTGCGCCAGTCGTAGCAACCGTGCTGGAGTTCTTCAGGCGAGTGCCAATAGCACCGCTCGTCGTAAGCGCGGATGTCTGCGTATCCCAAACTCCTGTAGCAGTAAGTGTTGAGACAGGAACTTCGTTAGTGCCGTCCCAAACTATGCTACCAGAACCGACGTTCGTAGAAGACGCAATAAAGGCGATCTCGTAGGTTCCCGCAGAGCCAGTCATATTCCCGCTGTAGAAGCCAGAAGAACCAACCTCTGTAAGCGAGATGGCGGAGCCTACTGCGGCTCCAGCTTGGTAGCGTTGCGCTGTGACTGTAAGCCCGCTTGTCGGAAGTGCGATGTTAAGTTCGTTTGCCATATTAGTAGTTAGTTAGCTGCCTCCCATTGCCGTTCTACGCGATCAGAGAACCAGACGACTTTTGGCGTCCACTCGCCTTCGGCGGGCTTTTCGATTTTGACCAGAGGAACGATAGTCGGCGTGACCCAATCTTCCGGCGTTGGATAAGGTGCAAGCGTGTCGAGGCGGGGATTGCCCTCGTCATCCAACACAATGCTGATCAGTTCCTTGGTTCCATCTGCGAAGATTACTCCGTATGTTTTCATAATTTTAAGCTCCGTATGCGATTTCGACGGCATCCACCGAGGCGACCCAGCGCCATGTTTCGGCGGCGATGCCTGTGACTTCGACTTTGAGTGCGTCGTTCGTGTCGTTGGCAGAGAGTGCGATAGTGGTTCCGGCGGCGTTGTCTGTGCCGATAGTGACGGGCGCATAGACTTCGGTGGTAGTTCCCGCCACATTCTTGAGCGCGTATTGGCGCAAGTAGTGGGCTACTGCGGTGCCGTCAGACTTCACGCCAGAGATGTTGATCGTGAAGGCGAAGATTTTGCCGCTGGGGATAGTGAGGCGGGTGGCGCTGCCGTCCAAGAAAAGCTCGACTGCAGAGTTCGTCGTCGTCTTGTTCCGCATGACGAAGCGGGCGCGTTGGGCATCGCCAAAGGCTGCAAATTGTCCACTAGCATGGGCAAACATTCTTAACCTGTCACCGAGCGCCCTTTGCCCAATTCCAAATGCTGTATTTCCGGGGCAATAGGTA